TTTGACGTTGTCTGGTGTGGTAAATGTTTAACTAAAAAATATGAGGTAACTTATGCAGACTTTAGAACAAGCGTTAGAGAATCTAGTACACAATATGGAAATACTACGAGATACTCTAAACAAACAACATCAAGCAATAGAAGAATTAGATACTAAAATCAATGAGTTAAACAGCAAACTTAATAGTCTAGACGATAGGATTGGTTATGTGTTTAGTGAACTTAATGAAGTAAAGGAGAAGATTGATGAGCTGGGAAGGTAAATATAATTGGAAAAGTCATGACGAAATAACCCAAGCGTGTAGCTTTAATGATAGAGAAGAACTATCACACATGCTTGGCAGGCATTGGACTAGCGTACCTATTAAAGATATAAATAATATGATACGTCAGTTTGATAAAGAGTTGTTGCAACATACTATAGATACATCTGTTGCAGCTTTTAATAAACTAAAATGAAGGAGGACATTATGTCTCATAACGTAGAAACTATGGCTTATGCTGGGGAAGTACCTTGGCATGGGCTAGGCGTACCTGTATCAAATGATATGAGTGCGTATGAAATGATGGAAGCAGCTCAACTAAACTGGTCCGTCAAGAAACAACCAATGTACTTTATGCCTAATCAAGATAAAGGTGTATTAGTAGAAGATAAAATGTTACTAATAAGAGAAGAAGATAACATGCAACTAGATGTAGTAGGTAAGAACTGGCATCCTGTACAGAATCAGGAAGCTTTTGATTTCTTTTACGACTGGGTCGAAGAAGGTAAAATGGAAATGCATACAGCTGGTTCATTAAGTAATGGTAAGATTGTATGGATACTTGCTAAAGTTAATGAAACATTTGAGGTGCTGAAGAATGATATTGTTGAAAGTTATATGCTGTTTACTAATCCTCATTCATTTGGTACTTCTGTCAATGTCAGGTTTACACCGATTCGGGTTGTCTGTAATAATACTTTACAGCTTGCTCTTGGTAGTAATAATAATGGTATACGCTTAGACCATACTAAAAAGTTTGACCCACATTTAGTAAGAGATACACTAGGGTTAGCTACTGATAGTATGAAAATATATCAACATCAAGCTACATATCTAGCATCTAAGCATGCTACTGGTGAACAAAGAGATAATTACTTTAAAGAAATGTTTCCTATGACTGACTATGAAAAAGATGTTAAAGGATATGTTAGAAGTAAGAAAGCAGCAGATGCCAATAGATTGCATAACAATGGAACACCTGGTTCAGAGTTTAGTAAGGACTCTTGGTGGGATACATTTAATACATTAACATTTATGTATGACCACAAACTAGGTAAGAGTAATGCATCTAGGATAAGGAGTTCTTGGTATGGCGAAGCCAGTAAGACCAAGCAAGTAGCACTAGCTAAAGCATTAGAGTATGCTAACGTAGCGTAGTGTGTCCTCCGAGAGATAGAGAGTCATGTTCTCCTGAAATATTCGCATGATTCTCTTATCTCTTATTTTTATTTTTGTAATTATTATTAACTTATACGTGATGGTGCAGGTATGAAAAATGTACAGGAAAAATGCTTAAATCGATTCCTGTCCCTTTGAACTGGGTATAAACAAAGCCATTGTATAATGTGGTGTGTAAAGGTAATACTAGTTTAGTACACTTAATTAGGAACGAACAATACGCAGACCAGATTCCTAGCCACAACATTTTAAATTAACTAAAAAGGAGAATGACATGGGAACATGGCACATAGATAAAGACAGACTAAAGCAGATACTTACTAAGCCTATTAAAAATAAAGATGGAACTGATAAGCTTGGTGATGGATTAGGTGATGATAGTTTCTTTGATTTTTTATATGAACTAGAAAGTAAACATGCAGCAGATAAAATAATTAATGCAGAAGTTATAGACTGGTTGACTACACCTGATAGAGAAAAACTAGTATGGTTGCAGCCATCAGATGTTGATGACATAAAAAATAATACTGTTACATATAAATATGGTAAACCTACTACATCACCTAGTTTATTAGAGAATATAGAGAATGAAATAGAAGATAAAATATTACCACAAATAGGTGCAATATCAGGAGATAAAAATGAGTAAAAGATTTAATCAAATAGAAGCAGAACACTTTGCATCTTTAGTACAAGAAATAAATATATCTAAATATTCTCAAAAAGAATTTAGAGATATAGTAGAAGAAATATATATGTGTATCTTTAGACATAATACTAAAGGAGAATATGTAATAGAAACTATGCCTAATGATAAAACTAATTGGAAAGTTTATAAAGATAGTCAGACTATTGATGAAGCATTAAAAATAATAAAGGAGCAACCAAGTGAAAAATAAACTTACTACTACACCAAATCTTAAACAAGAAATTATATATATTATGGAAGAAATAATCGGTATTATAAATGTTATGAATCATCCAGACTACAATGTACTGATGCGAGATGCTGATTTAGAAGACCTATTACGTTTATCAAAAGAAGCAAAGAAACTTTTTGAAGAATGGAAAACAAAATGAAATGGCAAGTTACTATTACGCTTAACTTTAAAACTAAACCTAAGAAAAGAGATATACTATTTCGTCTCTTTGATATGTTGAAGACTAATAAAGTTGAGTATGTACTAGCACGCAATACTAATACGGAGGATATAAAATGAAATACGAATACGAAGTAATAAAAACAAAAAAGATTGTAGATAGATATACTATAACTTCTACTGATAAGTTATCTATTGATGAGATAGAAGAAAATGTAAGAGAAGAATTTTTATATATAGGACAGTCTAATAAGTTTACATTAGACCATATGACTCAAGAAACTACATACATAGGTCAAGATGATATACTATCTGAAGAACATATTGATGTAGTTAAAGGACATGGAGATATAGAACATGAAGACTAAAATACATATTAATCAACACGTTATTAAATCTAATCACAAGAATAATAAAAGAGACCCAGTGATTACTGTTAAGACTTATAAGAGTAATAACTATGGACATCAGGTTGACATACTAGGACCTAGTAAAGTTATTTATAGTCCTGATAAACCTTTATCTTGTGGTGCTAAAGTATGGATAGAAACAGATTCAGAAGTAATCGTTATACCTGACATACCTTACAGAGAAAGAAAGGAGAAGAAGAATGCCTATTAAATTTTATAAAGAATTAGAAGATACTATTAATGATTGGTGGGATTCTTTACCAGATACAGTAAAGGAAGCAATCAATAAAGTGTATGATAAATATGAGGAGAAAGAGAATGTTAAGAAAGATTAACCCTATTGCAAAACTATTACGTCTACCACTATTTCGCAGTAGACTAGTACGCAATAAGAAAAAATATACAAGAAAGGAGAAGCATAAGAATGAACAAAGACGAAGAGAGATTACGTAGAGCTAAACGTACTGGTAAATACTTTGATACTGGTACGTCAAAGCCTACAAACTTGTGGTTAAATCATATATTTTTAATAGTGTTAGTTATAGGATTAATTGTTTACCTGTTAAATGTTGATTACTAATACGCAGTGTGAATCTCTTATCTCTTTTTTTCTTTTATGTTATTTATTCTTATGATATAATTATTAAGGAGAAAATTATGAAAACAAAAGATGCATGGGTTATAGCATTTTCATTTGCAGGAGAAAGTAATATGCCAGAATATCTAGCAGATGACAATGATGTTGTAATAAGATTTAAAACAAAAGAAGAAGCTAATAAATATATAATTGAAATAGCTCCACCCTATTTTGATTATGATACTAGTCCAGTAAAAATAATGAGGGTACAATGAATATAAAATTAGAAAGTATATTACGTAAGAATATCAAAGACTTACAAGAACAACTGAACACAGCTCATATTAGAATAAAAGTATTAACAGAAGAGATACATAATTTAAGAAAAAAAATAGACCCAGAAGCTACCTTTGCAGGTAGTGTAAGCTGGGCAGAAAAGGAGATTAAAAATGAAAACTAAAGAATGTGAACAACGCTTATATTCAGTAAAAGATTTTTGGAATTTACATCAAGGATTGTGGACCATGCTAGGATGTAGAATGAAAAAAATTAAAGAAGATACTACTACTTTAATATATAAAGATTTAAATAGTAAAAAAGAAGTAAAAGGTATGTGTTTTAAATATACTTATACTTCTAAAGGAAAAGATTTACCAAGAGGTTTAATACAACCACTTACTATAGGAGTAACAACTAGTGACTAAACATTTATGGGAAGAAGAAAGAAATAAAATGTTTTGGAAGTTTGTTAAAGAGTATCAGCAAGAAGGATACGATAAGAAAGAAGCTAAAAGATTAGCTAAAAAAGAAGTGAATGAAGTCATGGAAGATAAGAATGATTTTGTTGAAGATTTATATAATATTGCTTTACAAGATAATGATTAGGAGGTAAAATGAACAATGACAAAATGAACAATAAAGTAATAAAACAAGGACCATGTAATAACTGTAACTCAAGTGATGCTAATACATTGTATGAAGATGGACACTCATACTGCTTTTCATGTAACACTTATACACCACCAGAAAGGAAACAAATGAACAATATAACACCAGCACCTATTAAAGGAATAGTTAAAACTAATTTTACTGAAGGATATACTGAAGCACTTTATGATAGAAAGATAACTAAAGAAACTTGTGATAAGTTTAATGTAGCAGTACGTAAAGATAATGACAATAATATTACACAGCATATATATAAATATTATGATAGTAATAATTCACATGTAGCTTCTAAGATACGTAATACAAAAGAAAAAGAATTTTGGGCTGAAGGTTCTTTACCTACTGCAGGTTTATTCGGACAAAACTTATTTGCAGCAAGAGGTAAATTTGTTACTATTACGGAAGGTGAAATAGATTGTATGTCTGCTTATCAAATGATGGGTGCTAAGTGGGCTTGTGTTTCTGTTAAGACAGGAGCAGCTGGAGCAGTAAGAGATTGTAAAGCATCATATGAATACTTAAATAAATTTGAAACTATTATTATTTGTTTTGATAATGATGAAGCAGGTCAAGCAGCAGCATCTAAAGTAGCACAGTTATTTGAACCTAATAAATGTAAGATAATGAGATTAGATTATAAAGATGCTAATGAGTATGCAATGAAAGGACATACTAAAAAGTTTATTGATGCATGGTGGGATGCAGATGTATATACTCCAGCAGGTATAGTTAATTTAAAAACTATACAAAATGTTTTATATGAAGAACAAAAAGCTGACACATGTTTATATCCTTGGGAAGCATTAAATGAAAAGACTTATGGTATGAGAACAGGTGAGCTAGTTACATTTACTGCAGGTGCAGGTATGGGTAAGTCATCTGTAACAAGAGAACTTATGCATCATATTCTTAATGCAACTACTTCTAATATAGGTGTCTTAGCATTAGAAGAAAATATTAAGAAGACTGCTTTTAATATTATGTCTGTTGAAGCTAATGCTAGATTATATATTAAAGAAATAAGAGACCAATATCCTAGAGAGAAATTAAAACTATGGGAAGATGCAACTATAGGAACAGGAAGGTTCTATGCCTTTGACCATTTTGGTTCTATACATAATGATGAAATACTTAATCGTGTACAATACATGGCTAAAGCTTTAGATTGTAAATGGATTATCTTAGACCATTTATCTATATTAGTTAGTGGTCAAGATGGTGATGATGAAAGAAAGTCTATTGATATTCTTATGACTAAGTTAAGAAGTTTAGTAGAACAAACAGGTATAGGTTTATTATTAGTATCACATCTAAGAAGACCAACAGGTGATATAGGTCATGAGAATGGTAGAGAAGTTACACTATCACATCTTCGTGGTTCAGCATCTATTGCACATCTTAGTGATTGTGTTATTGCTCTTGAACGTAATCAACAAGCACATGATTCTTTAACTGCTAATACTACAATGCTTCGTATATTAAAGAATAGATATACAGGTGATACAGGAGCTGCAGGTAATTTACTTTATGATAGGACTACAGGTAGATTAAAAGAATTAAAAGATAATACACTTGACGATACGAATGAATTTAGTGTAGAATAATGAATAGTAAAATAGTTTATAAACCAAGAGCATTAACATTTAAAGAAAAAAGAATGATAGTGAAAGCAAGGAAAACTTTATTTAATGAAGATGAAGGTAAGCTAACTAAACATGATGGGCATTGGATGTGGTATCATTATTGTCCAGTAGAAAAGATGGAAATGTTTGTTGGTAAAGGAGAAGAATGTAGCTGGTGTGGAGCTAGAAGAAAAGAAAAAAATAAATAAAAAGGAAAATAAAATGAAAGAAAAAAAATATAAATATGAATGGACAGTTGAAGAAACAACAACAGATACAAGAGTATATAATATTAAATCTAATATAAATTTATCTCAAGAAGAGCTAAGAGAGTTAGCTTGTCAAGTAGAAGAATGTCCAGGTGGAAAATATAAAGAAGATGAAGTAGAAGTAATTTATGAAGAAACAATATATGGGGATGATAGTCAATGGGATTATACAGAACATTCTGGTTTACCTATAGAACCAGCACTAGATGTTACACCTAATGAAAATCCTGATGCACTACATATTAAGGAGAATAAAAAATGCCAGCAATAGTTGATATAGAAACGAATGGATTTAAAGATAGTGCTACAGCGATTCATTGTATTGTAGCTAAATGTCCGAAGACTAATACGATTAAAAGTTGGGTGCAAGATGAGTGCAAAGACTTTAAAGATTGGAGTACTAAAATAGACTCATTTATTATGCATAATGGTATATCTTTTGATGGACCTATTTTAAATAAATTTACTGGTACGAATATTAAAACAACAGATATAAGAGATACTTTAATTGAGTCTCAGTTATTTAATCCTATAAGAGAAGAAGGACATGGACTAGGAGCATGGGGAAAGAAACTTAATTTTAATAAAGGAGATATGGATTCATTTGATACATACTCTGAAGATATGTTAGAGTATTGTATACAAGATGTAAACTTAACTCATAAAGTAATGAATGAATTAGATAAAGAGAAAGTAAGATTCTCTAAAGAGTCTATTGAATTAGAAAAGAAAGTAAGAGTTATAATAGATAAACAAGAAGAGAATGGATTTACTTTAGATTTAAGGAAAGCAACTACATTAAAAGCAGCACTAGAAGATGAAGCAAACTCTTTATCTCAACAGGCTACTGATATATTTCCTCCTACTGTAGTAGAACTTAAAACTAAAACTAAATATATTCCTTTTAATATTGGTAGTAGAAAACAAATAGCAGAACGTCTAATGGAAAAAGGATGGGAACCTGAACACAAAACAGATAAAGGAAATGTAATTGTAAATGAAGAAGTATTAAAGAATATAGATATGAAAGAAGCACAAATGTTTTCTAGATATTTACTATTACAAAAAAGAGTATCACAAATAAAATCATGGATAGAATTATGTGGTGAAGATAATAAAGTACATGGTAGAGTAATGACTCTTAAAACAGTAACAGGAAGAATGGCACACAATTCTCCTAACATGGCACAGATACCTGCTATTTATTCTCCTTATGGTAAAGAATGTAGAGATTGTTGGACAGTATCTGATGCATCTAAATATACTTTAGTTGGTACTGATGCTAGTAGTTTAGAACTTAGATGTTTAGCTCACTATATGAATGATACAAACTTTACGAATGAATTATTAACAGGAGATATACATACATCTAATATGAAGATGGCAGGGTTAACTGATAGAGACCAAGCTAAAACATTTATCTATGCTTTTCTTTATGGTGCAGGTCCAGCTAAGATAGGTAAAGTAGTAGGTGGTGATGCTAAACAAGGACAAAAATTAGTTAATAGATTTTTATCTAATATGCCAGCACTTAAAAACTTACGAAACAAAGTACAAGAAGCTTCAGAAAGAGGATATATTAAAGGATTGGATGGTAGAGTATTTCAAATACGTAGTCCTCATAGTGCTTTAAATACTTTATTACAAGGAGCAGGTGCTATTGTCTGTAAACAATGGTTAGTATGTATGATGGATATGATTACTGCTACAGGTATTGATGCTAAGTTAGTAGCCTCTATTCATGATGAATATCAATTTGAAGTAAATCATAAAGATGTACAAAAATTTGGAGAGATAACTAAAAAATCTATTAAAATAACACAAGAAATATTAAATATTAATTGTTCATTAGATAGTGAATGGAAAGCAGGATTAACATGGGCATCAACACATTAAGGAAAATACAATGCAACCACTAAAAAAAGATAGAAAGAAATTTGATTTAGATTTGAAGTATGGTCAAGTCAAAGAAAAGATTGTAGCAGATATGTTACAAGATAAGAAGATAGAAGTAAAATCAGAAAGAGGAATGTGGCTACAGACAGGTAACATAGCAATAGAATATGAAAGCTATGGTAAACCTAGTGGGATTAATGCTACAACATCCGACTACTGGTTTCACAACTTATGTATAGAAGATGAAGTATATGCAACATTAGTTTTTAAAACTGATACGCTTAGAAAAATTGTTGAGCAAACAGAGAATAAAAAAACAGTATCTGGTGGTGACCACAATGCATCTAAAATGTATCTAATGAATATACAAAATCTTTTTGCACAAAATATTATTAAAAAAAGTATTGACAATAATACTTAAATAATATAAAATTTATTTATCATTAACAAAAGGTACATTATAATGTATCTTATAACTAGTAAAGGAAAGTTAAATATGACAGTAATAACAGGAAAAGCCTATTGGGCATCAGTTGCAGCACCAAATACAACATTTGATGTAGATGGAACTTGGACTATAGATGTAGGTAATTTAGATAAGAAAGCTATAGAACAAGTAAAAGCTGATGGACTTACATTAAAAAATAAAGGAGACGATAGAGGAGATTTTGTTACTATAAAACGAAAGGTTAAAAGAAAAGATGGTAACTCAAATCAAGCACCTAATGTAGTAGATGCTCAAAAGAGACCTCTTATTAACACACTCATAGGTAATGGGTCAGAAGTGAATGTACTATATTCCACATATGATTGGGAATTTAAAGGTCGAAAAGGTACATCAGCAGACCTAAAGTCAGTACAAGTAACTGATTTAATACCTTATGATACAGGACCAAAGGAAGATTTTGAAGTAGTTAAAGATGGGTACACTTCAAAAGAAGACGTAGCTTTCGCTTAGTTCCTGTTGGGTAGGGAGTAGTTTTTGTTCATTTTAGCTACTCCCTTTTTTTATCATGAAAAATATTGATACATTAATTGAAGACATTTATAGGTTATTTGATTTAGCAAATAAGCCTAAGCTATCCAAGAAAAAAGCTAACGAAATATTAGATAAGTTTGCAAATGAAGTAAAGGATTGTCTCTTTGATTATTTATATAACGAACCAGTAAGTAAAAGTAATTTAAGATTATCAGCTATAGGTAAACCAGATAGACAACTATGGTATGATATGAAAGAAGTAAATAAAGAAAAACAATTTACTCCTGCAACTAGAATAAAGTTTTTATATGGGCATATGCTAGAAGCATTGTTAATAGCTTTATCTCAATTAGCAGGACATACAGTAACTGAAGAACAAAAAGAAGTAACAGTAGAAGGTGTGCTAGGACATCAAGATTGTCGCATAGATGGAGTATTAGTTGATTGCAAGAGTACTTCTGGTACGTCATTTAAAAAATTTAAAAATGGTACACTAAAAGAAGATGACCCTTTTGGATACATAGCACAACTATCAGCATATGCAGAAGCTAATAAAGATTCAGAGGCTGCATTCTTTGCTATAGATAAACAAAGTGGTGCTCTTGCTTTATTAAAATTACATCAAATGGAGATGATAAATGCAGAAGATAGAATTAAACATCTTAAAAACATTATGGGAGATACTAAGGAACCTGCGAAATGCTATAGTGATGTTCCTGATGGTAGTAGTGGTAACTATAAACTTCAGATTGGGTGCGTGTATTGCACACATAAAAGAAAGTGTTGGGCTGATGCTAACGAAGGTAAAGGACTACGTATGTTTAAGTATTCAAAAGGTATTAGATACCTTACGCAAGTTAAAAGATTACCTGATGTCCAAGAAATAAATGTTTCGTAGTAAATCAGAAGAAAAAATTTATAATACACTTATAGAAAAAAATATTCCTTGTGAGTATGAGAAAGGAAAGATAGAGTATGAATGGTTAGAATATAAAAAATATATACCAGATTTTATCTTAAAGAATAATGGTATTATGTTAGAAGTAAAAGGAAGATTTGTTAGAGAAGATAGAAAGAAACATTTATTTATAAGAAAACAAAAACCAGAGTTAGATATAAGATTTATATTTGATAATCCAAAAGCTAAGTTATATAAAGGTGGAAAGATGACTAATGCGAGTTGGTGTAAAAAACATAAATTTAAATATTGTTCTTTAAGAGAGGGAATACCAGAAGAGTGGTTTCATGAAAGAAAAACCAGAGATACTTTACACAGAATATTTGCAGAAATCTTATAGTAGTTGTCCTGCAGAAAGATTATTATTCTTATCAGTAATATTACAAGCACTATTAGATGCAACTAAACCTGAAGCATCTAATGAAACTGATATAAGTATTATAGCAAGGCAACAAGCTAAAGGATGGTTCTTTGCTACAACAGGGGTTACTTGTTCTAACTTTGAATATGTTTGTGAGAATGCAAACTTAGCTCCTACATATGTTCGAGGGTTTGCATATAAAGTATTGCATTCAAAAGAGATAGACTTTGTAAGAAAAAGAATTAATAAATTATTATCAAAATAAATTGACTATGAATATATTAATGTTACAATTACAAACAAATTATGATATTAATATATTTTTTTTATTATTAGGAATATGTATAGGTATGGGTCTTGTACTACTAGCTTATATATTATCAAAACTTTAGGAGAATAAAATGGGAATGATGGATGAAGCAATTAAAGAAACAGTAAAAGATAAAGATTTTAAAAAAGTAAACTTAAAAGAATATGCTAGTCGTAACAAACAAGTAGGTGGCAGTCATTATAAAAATTTTAAGATTCAACCAGTAGATTATATTATGCAAAATGATTTAACTTTTTTAGAAGGAAATGTAATTAAATATACAACTAGAGCTAGAAAGAAAAATGGTATAGAAGATTATGAGAAAGCAAAGCATTGTATTGAATTACTAATTGAACATGCAAAGGAACATGGACATGAATAATTATTTACCTACAGACTATCAAACATTTATACATGCTTCTAGATATGCACGCTGGTTACCTGATGAAAGCAGAAGAGAAAGTTGGATTGAAACAGTATCTAGATTTAGTAATTTTATGCAAGGACATTTAAATAAAAATTTAGGTGTAGAAATACCAAGTGAAACGTGGAGAAGAATAGAAGATAGTATTATAGGATTATCTGTAATGCCTTCTATGAGAGCTTTAATGACTGCAGGTGTAGCATTAGAAAGAGAAAATATAGCAGGCTATAATTGTTCTTATATTCCTATTGATAGTCCTAGGTCTTTTGATGAGATACTTTATATTTTAATGAATGGTACAGGTGTAGGATTTTCTGTAGAAAGAGATGGTATTAATAAGCTTCCTACAATTCCTGATAGAGAGTTTGAAAAAACTGCAGATGTTATATCTGTTGCTGATTCTAAAGAAGGATGGGCAAGAGCTTTTAGAGATTTAATATCTTTTCTATATACTAATAGAATACCGAGAATAGATGTAACTAAAGTAAGAGCAGCAGGTCAACGATTAAAAACATTTGGTGGTAGAGCTAGTGGTCCTCAACCTTTAGTTAATTTATTTGATTTTACTATAGAAAAATTTAAAGGTGCTAAAGGTAGAAAGCTATCTACTATGGAAGCACATGATATAGTATGTAAAACAGGAGAAGTAGTAGTAGTAGGTGGAGTACGAAGGTCTGCTCTTATATCTTTATCTAACTTGTCTGACCAAAGATTAAGAGTTGCTAAGTCTGGTGCTTGGTGGGAGACTAATCCTGAACGAGCATTAGCTAATAACTCTGTAGCATACACAGAGAAACCAGATGCAGGTATCTTTATGAAAGAATGGTTAGCATTATATGAAAGTAAATCTGGTGAAC